ATTGCCTACCCGGTAGGCTACGCCTGCCGGTTTATCGGACAAGATATTAAACTTAGGCATCTTGTCTATGCCTAAAGTCTTTAAAGCCATTTGAGCGAGCTCAAGAAAAGTAGTAGCTCTACCCGTACAAAGATTGACTGTTTGATTGCAATTGTTTTGCACCATTGTAATTACAGCATCTACAACATCATCAATATGTATAAAGTCTCTTGTAGTAGTCGCACGCCCCCAGATGTCAAATGGATTTGAGCCTAGTATCGCTCTCTGTATAATTGATGGGAATGGGTAGGTCATATCTTGATCAGTGCCATAGCCGCTAAAAGGTCTTAACACTAAGACTTGAGTCCCAGACTCTCGCAGGTAACTCATTAAGGTCTCACCGGTTAATTTAGCCCAACCATAACTCATATCAGGTGCACCAATTTTTTTAAAGTTTAAGTCTTTTTCTTTTAGCTTATGTTTTTTAGATAAAGTCTGTAGCTCTATTGGGTAAGCAGCCGAAGAGCTAAAATAAACTACATAGGGTTGCTCTGTAACCATGCACCAATTGGCAAACTCAGCATCAATGGCAAGATCTACGGCCAGACTTAAAGGTGCGTTTTCTATCTGTTGCCTGCCACCTACAATAGCTGCAAGGTGTATGACTAAATCATATTGTTTTTTTTCTAGTTTAAAAAAATCTCTGCAATCTGTCCCATTTTTAAGATCTACTAAAGTTAATTGTGCATAAGGTAAAGCTCTCCTAAATGCTCTGCCAACAAAGCCATGTGATCCTGTAATTAAGATGTTCATTATTGCCACAAATTGTAGATGTGATTGTACCTAATTCCAGGTATTAAATCTGATTCATGTACAGATTGTGTTATTAAGCCGGGCTCTATTACATATCTGTTTATTTTTTCACTAATTGCATTTAAAGAAATATCTGCAAAATTATCAATTTTAAACGCTTCATAAATTATTGAAATGTTTTTGTTTTTGATTGCGATAGCATGTCCACCATAAGATTCATGTATTTTTTGTATTTTATCATTTACTGGTGTGGCTTTGATTAAATGATCACCGAAAGAAATCATATCCCAATCATCAGGAATTAAAGACCAAACCTGTTCCAATTTACTATAAAAATCATTAGTAAAAATACAATCATCATTTAATAATAAAAAAGTATTGTAATTTTTCCATTGAGCATAAGCCAAAATATTGCGTAAATTCATATTAGCGCAAAAAATTGCTGTCATATCGGTATGCAAATTATCTATGGCACGCCATCTATAAAATTTAGTATCTAGTGCATTTAACTCGTTAGTTATTTCTTCTAATCTTTCAGGCCGTCTATCTAAGTTGAGCACTATAATTTCGTCAAATATGTCATTTAATTTCATTTGAGTTTGTTTATCAAATCTGCATACTCTTGTGATCTCAAATATTTTTGCAGAGTCAGTAGATCCTCTTCATACCATTTAGGTTGGTTGACCCTGGCATAACCCTCATCCATCTCAGCTTTACCGGCAACAGGATGCAGATGCTCAATAATTATCTCTGGTAGATATATGAGACAATCTAAGTCAATGCCTAATTGCTTTACAAAGTTATCAAAATATAAATGCTTGCACCCTGGAAAGGTCATGCCTCTCAGCTCTTCGACAATATCCCGGGTCATTGCATAAGCTGTAGGCAGGTTTTGACCTTGTAGCAGGTCATCACCATAGGCAATGCCTGTTTTGCCTATTAACGCTTTTTGTAAAGCTTTGTCCCAATCAGTCGATCTAGGCAGGTGATCATCACCCATGAAGATGTACAAATCATAAAAAGGGTAGTTAGCAAAATCAAGTAAAAGCTCTGCAGCACTATTAAGAGCGTGCGCACAACCACCTGTTTTATTTTCTGCAGGTAGGCAAACATAAGAGTCATCTTTTGCATACTCATTCCATTTAGGATCATCATTATCTATGACAGCATAAAGATCTGCACTGGCATTTGTGCCAACAAAGGATGCAGCTAATCTAGCCATGTTTTCAGGTCTGCCCCTAGTTGGCACTATCACGCAGGTCTTCATGAGAGAAGGGTATGCAGGTTAGTTTTTAGTTATTAGGATTTCATAGAGCGTGTCTAGCTTATTTTCAATCCTACAAATGCGACCCTCAAGATTGTGCTGACCATTGTTATCAGGATTGAGCTCTGATAAGTAATGCTTAACAAGCCACCTTACAGCTGCAATAAATGACCCAATAATTGTTATCAGTGCTACTGTCAAAGCCGCCATGTCATTAGGGCTCATTCGCTGTTGCGGCCAAAAGCTTTGTCTTGACCATCAAAATATCTGATTAAAGGTGCTACAAGTGCACCTGCCAAAATAGATAACTCCGGGCGCACATCCGCTACCAAGGCCAAAGCTGTGGTGACAGTTGCAGCGGCTACACTGCGTGCATAAGATTTAAAAATTGCTTTTTGTTTAGCACTTAGTTTCATGATAATCCTAACTGTTTGATTTTTTGCTGAGCTTGCTGTTTGTTCATCTTAATCTCAAAATGCATCTCATCTTTACGCTTTTTGAAATGACCGCCCCAGGCCAGTCCATATTTAGTTATTAGTAATGTGATTATATTACACTGTTCTTTGTTAAATGTATTTGACTTGCCTAGTGGATGTTTTGAGGCATTTAAATCAACCGCTGTACCGGAGCTATGATTGCTCAAAACTTTGTCAGATCCTCTGGTCATCCTGAAGGCATAACCCCAGTCATCTAATTGACCTTGGTCTATAGGCTCTACAAGCTCATGAAACTCTTTACAAAAAGCCACAAGTATTGGTGCTACAGCTTCAGCACAAGCAATTTTAAGTTTAGTGCCGGGAATGACAAAAGACTTTATGCCTATGGTTTGTCTATTTTCACTTGCAGGCCAACCATTTGGGCTTGTTAGTTCAATAATTCTTGCCACGCTAGATTTTCTTCAACCCAATACCAAGAGCCTTCATCTGGTCTTGGTGTTGGTGGTTGCCAATCAAAATTTTCATCTAATGACCAAGATGGATAAGGTTGCAATGAAATAAACACATCTGCCACTGGATTATAGGTAAAACCTTTGTCTGCGTAATTTTTGCGGATTGAACCATCTTGACTTGTTTCAATCCAGGTGCCACCAAGATTATCTATTAACCATTGATAACCTTTGTCGCCATTAGCATCATTATCATCACCAACAGTTACCCTTAAAACTTTATTGTTTTGATCAATTTCTGCCCAATAACTCATACTGTGTACCTCACAATTACAATTCCACTTCCACCATTTCCTGCGCCATCATTTCCACCTGCACCACCACCACCAGTATTTGCTAAAGCGTTTTTATTGCTTGGGCGATAACCACCACCACCTGCAACCTTTGTATTTTGTGCAGTGCCACCTTGACCATTACCACCAGAACCATAGGAAACAGTGCCACTAACATTATCACCGGTTGATGTTGCTAAACCCCAAGCAGAATAAGCAGATGATCCAGCACCGCCAGCACCTGATGACCAAATTGCTCCAGCCGCAGTTGCCCCGCCGCCGCCACCACCTGATGAGTCTCCACCTACTCCTGTTCCACCGGCAAAACCATTTCCTGACTGACCACCGCTACCTGTATTAAATTGACCGCCTTGTCCACCAGTTGTAGTTATTGTAGAAAAACCACTACCAGTAACACTTGATGAAAAACCATCTCCACCATTAACATTAATTGCACTAGCTGCACCGCCATTAGCACCAACAGTTATAGTGTATGTAACAGCTGTAATTGTCGCCGGGTCAGTCAATTTAACTTCACCTGCACCGCCGCCAGCACCTGCAAACGCTGCGCTTTTGCCTTGCATACCGCCGCCGCCGCCAGCAATAGTTAGGATTTCACAAACACCACCGGTTGTAACTACTAAACTGCCATTACTGGTAAAGGTGTGATATTTATATCCACCACTTGTAACCTCAGTACCACCACTAGCAACAATTCCACTAGCAGGTGGTGCAGGTGGGACAGACGGCTGACTTAAAATGCCTAAGATATTCATTTGTTACTCGGTTACTCTGCCTACCACATACCAGCTGTCTGTATCTACTTTAATACAAGAGACTGCACCAAAAGTTTTTGTAATTGTAGGATTTGTTGATGTTGCACCTGTTGAAGCAATAGTCACGCCTGATCCTTGAGTGATGCTTATAGTGCCAGTAGATCCTATTTTTATTAGATTTATGACTGATCCTGTTGTAATGGCTACAGAGCTGTTAGGTGGAATAGTGACTGTTGTTGTACCTGTGTTTGAGTATGTAATAAGTTTATTGTCTGCATCTGCAGCAACAAAGGTATCAGATGTGGTAGTAACGCCTCTTACAGTCAGATTAGCAATACTGTTCATTTGTGCAGCGGTTAAAACTTGCCCGGTAACAAAGGTGGCCATGGATCTCCTAGTAGCTCAAAATGTCTTGATTTAATAAACCATCAACGGCTGAGTCTAGCAAAAAACCTACCGCAAAAGGTTGAGCACATGAAAATGTTACCAGAAAAGAATTAGGGGTAATTTGATACTGTACGCCGGCAATAACGCTATCACTGACTACATTGCCTGCAGGTAAAGTCTGGGTGACCTCAATTGGGTTGAAAATATCAAGCTCTAAAGCTGCAGTAACTCTGGCCGGATCCTCTTGGCTATAGGCATCTATAGTTAATGAGTTTAGTTGTATATCAACACCCTGCTCTTTTCTTGAAGCAATAATCATTTGAGCCTGATTTAAAGCATCTGCCTCAGTCTGCATGATGCCAGATCTAACTCTTGAATGTTGAAAATAATCATCAATGCTTGCCGTATCGCTTGCAGTTTGACCCGAAAGACCAGCAGGGGTGACTGTAACCTTGTTGATCATTTGGAAATCAGATATGTCAAACTCAACCTTTTGATAAGTAATATCTCCAGACAAAGGCACATCTGAGAATTTAGTTAAGGTACTACCTGAGTCTGTAATAATGTCTGACCTTGACATAAACTTAACAAAACCTCTTTGATCTACATAAAGAGCTCCAGCCTCAGTCTGCTCTAATTCTTGCAGAGCTGCTAACAAAGATCTTGAGTTGCCATTGTCTGCCTGGACAGTAGTAGTAGCTGTTGTAGAAATGTCTCTCATACCGCCTGGCCATTCTCCAGCATCCAAAAGGCTGCTAACCCTTTGAGCTGTAGTTTGTGCGGCACTACCACCGCTGACTGAGGTAATTGTTGTCAAGTTTAACAATTGGAAACCATCAACACAATTTAAAGTCACATAGGCAGGGTCAAAACCTGTAGGACTTTGATAATTCCACTCTTGTACATAAAAAGATCCTAGGTTGTAATTGACACTGTTGAAGGTTGCAGTCATGCGTATCTTACGCATGGGTTTAATTTTGCCATATAAAGGTGATGAGGTATTAGCAGGGTTAAATGTGCCTGTTTGATCTACAAATACAATTTTGGCAGTGCCGCCAATAAATGAGTCAGAGGATCTATTAAAAGCACGCCGAATATAACACTGTGTCACAAAGCTTGTTATATCTACAACATCCGCTGCAGCTGTTCCTAAAACTGAAAAGTCTAAAGGTGTTGCAGGATCATCCAATACAAGAGCCGGGTCAAAACTTGCTCCATTGCTAAAGTCAATCTCAGCTTTAAATATTGCCGCCGGCATTATCTACCCAGATTACTTAATTGAGTTACAGCTCCAGTGCGGTTGAGGTTGTATAAAACATCTTGTATCACAGATTGTAATTGACCCTCTGAGATTACAGAGCCGGCAACATTGACAGTAACTCTTGTGCCCATTGATCCCATGCGGTCTAGTGGGATGACAGCCTCAGCTCCGGCCTCACCAATTAAAGCTTGTGTTGGTTTTGTAACAATACCGCCCTCTGCTAAAGCTACAGGCTCATTTCTTGTACCTCTTGCCTCATTGACTGCTTTTGCGTAATCTCTTAGCTGACTACCAGTAGCTGTACCTTTGTCAATTGCCGGGAAAACTTGCTCTGCAAAATATTGAGCGTTGGCTTTAGCTAAACCTGATCTTTGCAAAATGCTTTCAGGCGAGTAATCAAAGCCCCCAATTGGTTGTGGTTGTTGCTTTTGTTGTGGTGTTTGAGATAGTAAAGCTAACATTTTTCTAATCTCATCATTAGCTTTAAACAATTCTTGTATGTATAAGGTAACGCCTAAAGTAGTCATACCCCATTTTTTAGCAAGCTCTTCAATTTCACCTGTGGTAATTTTGCCATCCTCAATTACCTTTAAAACATCTGCATATCTTTGAGCCTCATCAACAGCATCTTTTGTGCCGTCTCTTAATTTTTGCAAGATCTTTACACGCAGCTCATCTTCGGCATTTAACTTACGGCTTAAGGCGGCCTGTAGATTAATCCGGTCTAAATCAAACATAGCCTCTAAATCAGCTTTTTTCTTTGACAATTCCGCTTGTGCTTTTTGTTCTTTTGTAGTTGCCTTTTGCCTTGCTAATATGTCAGCTTGTATCTTTTTTAACATTTGATCTTGTGTTAGTTTTTTCTTTCCATGTTTTTCCTGTAACTCAAGTGCATCAATAGTTAATTGAGATAACCCTAAATATCCTTTTGCAGCTAAATATTGCTTTTGTCTTACCTTAAATCCTTCCCTACCAAGATCTTCAAAGGTTGTATTTAAGGCACTTAGAAAACCTTTGTCACTTACAATTTTACCAAAGCCAATAAGTACATCACCGGCACCGCTACCGATTGACTCTAAAACTGCGCCGAAAGTCCTTAAATTGTCAGTGCCGGTAACTATGTAGGATGAGGCTGTTAAAAAGCCGGTGCCTAAAGTTTCAGTAGCCGTACCTGCACTAATTTTAAATGACTCTAATTGTCCAGCAAAGGTTTCTGTTTGTGCTTCGGCTGCGCCTGCAAACTTATCCAAATTAGTTAATAGTTTTTGAAATCCCATGCCTTGTGCTTCGGCTGCGGTAAAGCCAAGACCAAGTGCTCCGATACTCTTAAAATTACCTATAGCCGCTTTGGTCAGTGCATCTAAAACAGTTTCTAATTGGACTCCGGAACCTGCTGAGATATCAAGTGCTTTTTGTAATAAAAATTGTGAGCTATCAACATCACCTGTTTGGACAATCAATTGTTGTAAAGCAGGGATTAATCTTTGTTCGGTAACATTAGTTACACTTTGTAAATTTTTTGTAAATTCTTTTACATTTGGGAGTAAGCCTTCGGCTCCAATAGATTGCAGGGTCAAGCGTAGGGATTTATCTAATTGTTCCTGTGCTAAAGCTGCGGTTATAGAGCTTTTACCAAGTTTAAGTAATGCAAAACCAGCACCCACCGCACCTGCAAACAAACCCGCCTTTAGGGCTTTTTTGCTGACAGCTACAGTTTTGTCAAAACCCTTAAGCTCTTTTGTAGCCCTATCCAAACCCTTTTTGTCAAACTTGGTTAAAAAATTGACTACTACATTCTGACTCAATGCCATTTTTAACCTCTAAAGTTTTCGCCCAGATATTTTTTCAATACTCCATATAGGTTAGCATGAACTTGTGAAGCCATCTCATAAGCGGCTCTGTACACAAGTCTAGGTTTTTCGGCTTTACCTACCTTAGCAATAAACAAATTGCTTGCATCTTTATTGCGACTGACTCTCCTTGTTTTACCTTTACTGCGTGCGGTGCCAAAACCGGCTAACTCATAAATGATACCTGGTACAGATCTACTCTGTAATGACAAGGCACTTACTCCAAACTCAGCCCCCTTGATGCGTTGCACTTTAGTCTCGGCCTGTGTTACAAAAATGCCTTGCACTACTTTATCTCTTGACCATTGCCATCTTGACTCACTTGTTTTGCCATAAGTCCTGCCTCTATGAGTAGTGTCAGTTGCCCAACCCCAGGCAGGTGGATAGTAAGGCTTTGTGTCACGCCATCCAGGAAATACTTGATTGGGTACAAAACTCTGAGCTTTACGCTGTACCGGTTTGACCGCTTTTTTTAATTCTTGTCTAAACTTTTTGGCTAGCTTGGCATCCATCTCTTTTAGCCGGGCGTTGAGTGCATCAAAGTTTTTGATGTAGATAGCATCATTTACTTTAAACTCAACCATTATTTCTGCCTCATTGTCTTAGACTGTTGGCTTCTCTCTTGCAAGATTGCTTTAATCGCCATATACACAGCGGGATCAACCTCTAAAAGATCTTTAGGACTGATACCTGTGCTGACCGAAATGGCGGCGACTTCCCAAATTTGTCCATGTCGGTCTAGCCATTTTTTGGTTCATACAACAAATCAACATCTACATATTGATTTATGTAATCATCACCAAGATCTTTGTCTGTTTTGCCTGCCGCTTTTTCAAGAG